TGGTGCGCACCATGCGCCCGCCCGCGGTGCCGACGTACGCGACACCCGGTGTCTCGATGTCGACGGCGCGGTACCCGCGGCCGTGCGCGTCCGACCCGAGGATCAGGTTGGCGTCGCTGATGTTCGTGACGCCGTGCCCGATGCGGTGCCCGAGCTGGTCGAGGATGCTCGACGGGATCGCGCCTTCCTTCGTGCCCTGCGTGACCAGGCGCACGATGATCCCGACGGCGCGCGCCGTGCGCACGACGTCGTCGAGCCGTTCCGCGATCGTGTCGCCGGCCGCCGTGGTGAACGCGCGCTGCGCCTCGTCGACGACGAGCATGATGGGCGGCATGTCGTAGTCGCGGGCCACCTGGGGTGTCAGCTTCCCTTCAGGGGTCACGGACGCCGGCAGCGATTCGAGGATGCGGCCACGGCGCCCGATCTCCGCCTGAAGCCACGCCAGGTCGTCCGCGAGCGCCGCCAGGTCTGCACGGCTCGTGCCGGACCGCAGCGTGTGCGCGACGGACGCGAACCCGCGGTAGTCACCCCCGCCCTTCAGGTTGTGGATCAGCAGCATCACGGTGGGGTCGCACGCGGCGGCCATCAGTTCGAGGCGCGTGGTGTAGCTCTTGCCCATGCCGGTGCCGCCACCGATCAGGCCGTGCACCTCGTGCAGCGGCGCGGTGACGATGTTGCCCTGCGCGTCGACGCCCATGGGCACCGGCTCGAAGAACGACCGGGCCGCGACCTTCGCCCACGGCCACCGGGGGGGCTTGCGCTCCGACAGCAGCGTGTGCGCAATGAACAGCTCGAACCGCAGCGGGGACACCTCCGGGCGCGCCTCGATGACGACGCACTCGGCGGGGCGCCCCAGCGCGCCGGCCAGTTCCTCGTGCTTCTTCACGAGGCGCGAGACGGGCACACCCGGGGGCAGGTCAATGACCATGCGCTCGCCGCCCTTGATGGGCGTGGCGGACACGATGACGGGACCGTGCGTCCCACCGGTGGGCATCGTGACCGGTCCGAACCCGGCAATGGCGAGCGCTTCGGTGACGAACGGGCGCGACAGCGGGGGCCGCTTGCCCTTCGCGGTGACGTGCCGGGCTGCGGCCTGCGCCTCCGGGCGACGCGTGAGGATGCGGTGCCCGACGGCGTGCATGGTGACGTAGGTGGCGCCGACGGCGATCGCGGGCACGAGGCCCCACTGCCCCAGCTCGATCCATGCCCACGCGCCGATGATTGGTGCACTGGCAACGATCAGCCGGCCGATGCTCGCGCCGGCGTGCGCACGCCGGATGTCCGACCGGGCACTGAGCGTCGGCGCGGCCTTGATCTCGGCGGAGCGCATCACGGCGTCGTCTGCCGCGACCACCCACCGGAAGCACCGTCGCACGGTCTCACCGGTGCCACGCAGCGCGTACCACGGGGACCGCACCACGTGGCCACCAGCACGCGCCAGGGTGCCGCCTACGCGCGATTGCACCCACGGGCCGACCTCGCGGCGCTCGCGGGTCACGCGCGTCTCGACCACGGTTCCGTCGTCGACGTCGTCGCCGTCGTCGTCGGTGCACGCCTCGTCGGCGCGCGGGGGAGTCGTGGGCGACAGCTCGTCCCAGGGGATGGTGACGTCGTTGCCCTCGTCGTCGACGAGCCGCACGTACTGGCGCCCGTCGTCACCGCGCACCAGGGGCGCGTTCCAGATCATCCCGTCGGCGCGGGTGATGAGCACGGTTTCCGGGTCGGTCAGCTCGTCCGGGTCGGGCAGGTCTACGGGCTCGTTGGTGGTCATGTCCGCCTCTCGTGTGAGGCAGGCGGTAGGTTTGTTTCCGCCTGCACGTGTCGCGTTCGGGTGGTCAAGGCTGCGTCTCCCGTGTCGGCATGCGGGAGACGCAGCCTTACTTCGTCTCGTGGGTGATGCGCCGTACCTGCGCCGGTGAGAGACCGGTCCAACGGGAGATAGCCCGGTCGGGCACCTCGTCCCCGCTCGCTGCCTTGATGGCCTCGTTGCGCGCGTCCAACAGCGTCTTGGTTTGCGCGGTGTGCGCCGCCAGCTCTTCGGCTGCGGCGGTGACTAGTTCACGGTGTCCCATGACTACGTATGGTCGCATATCCACCAGGGGGGACGCAAAACCTTACGGGCACGAATCAACCCCCCTTGCGCGCTGTCGGGGGCGAACCGTACCGTGGACCACTGACACGCGACACGAACCCCAGGGAAGGCACCCCGATGGACCACCACCGCAAGATCGGCAACTGGCTGCTCGTCGCGGCCTCGTGCGCGTTCATCGCCGCCGTGACGGCCGGCTACGGCGCCGACGTGTTCGACGGCGTCCGCACGGCGGCCACGGAACTCGTGTGGTTCACGCGGGTCGCGACCACTGACGCGAAAGAGCTGGTGTGGGTCGCGGCGCAGTGAAGCGCCGACGCAAGCTCTCGCCAGCGGGCAACGGCCCGGTCGCGGTGCTGCTGTGGTGGCTCTGGAACGTGATCTGGTTCGGGGCCTGCATCGTGGCCACTATCTACCTCGCGCGGATCCTGGTGGCGCTGCTGTACTTCGCGCTCGTGCGGGGAGTGGGCGCGCCATCCTGACATAACGGCAATTAACGGCAGAACGGAAACGACGTGACAAAGCGATTCACCGTCTGGTGCAACACCGACGACGACGGCGGCCCGGACCTGCATTCCCACGCGCACGGCGTCGAGCTGGTCGACGCGGACGCATGGTCGGCGTGGCTCGACGAGCACGCGCACCATGACCTGTCGCTCGTCATCGAGAACCTGACCGGCCTGCCGTTCTTCCAGGCGAACCGTGGCGGCATCCGGTTCGAGGTGCCGACGGAAGACGAGATCCGCGCCGCCTACGCCTGGCAGAACTTCCGCACGCAGCGCGGCGTGCACGCGAGCAAGGAAGTGCGCGAGCACGAGCACGCGGCGTTCCTCGCCGGCTGGGCGGCCGCCCGGCAGCGCGACGCCGTCACGGTGCCCCGATGACCGCCGCAGAGCGCGAGCGTGCCGAAGAGCTGGCGCACGGCGGCCTGGCATCACGAGACGGCGACCTGGTCGAGCTGGGCGACGGCGTCCGGTGGTGGTTGAACGGTCAGCCGTGGGCGCGGAATGAGGCCGATGGGCTGATCTTCCAGGATCGCGCCCGCGTCGCGGCCATGCGGCAGCAGATCCGCGGGGGGTGACTCCCCCGTCGGCATATATGACGAGAGCCCCCACCGGGCAGGCGGTGGGGGCTCTCGCGTTCCCCGTTGGAGACGGCCCGGGGTGGCCAGCCATAGCCGTCCGCGCGGCATCTCGACGGCGACGCTACCAGCGGGCGCCTGCCTACGATCGATCCATGAGCGAACCCACCGCCAGCGACAGCCCGATCACCGCGCAGATGTCGACGGAGCGCCTGAAGAACTACTGGAAGACGGGCGCCGGCGGCGCTCGCATCCGCTGGGGCACCGACGGTGACCTGACCAGGTGCCACCGGCTCGTGACCCGGGAGGCCGGCGCCGATGCGGCCACGTTCGACGTCTGGGGCTACTGCCAGAACCTGCACCAGGAACTGTTCGGCCGACCGAACCCCAGGGATTGACCTGCCGGAGCGGTGCTTATATTCCGCCAGTTTCACCGCCTGACCTGCACGCTTTCCGGTTCTGCGCGATCTGATGAGGGGGCTACCAGCCGCCCAGCCGTGGGCGCTCCGTCCATACCTCGATGGGGCCGACGTCGGATTCCCGCATCCGGGTCAGGGCCTGCGACGTCGAGTCAACGATGTCGTCGTGCTCGCCCGTGGGGAACGACGAGAGTTCCGTGACGAAGTCGTCGACGAAGCCCAGCCCTTCCGGCAGGCTCACCTGGTGGGCCTCGACGAGCGGCGCGACCGACTGCGCGCGGACCACCTTGGATCCGTTCGCAGCCCGCACCGGCACGGCAACGATGCCGTCGAGGGTGCGCCGCAGCGTCGAGATCGCAGCAGCGCCGTTCGCCGCTTCCTCGACCAGGTGCGCCGTCGCGTTCGGGAAGCGGCCGATGAACGACGTCATCCGTTCGAGCTGCACCGTGAACGGGCCACGGAACCGGATCATGTCGAGTAGGAAGTACCGGTTGCCGGTGCGCTGCCAGGCGGTGCCGACGCACCAGTCCCCCGACTCTTCGCCGCCGGTGCCGAACGTCAGGTCCCAGCTCGTGATGATCTGGTCGGCCTCTGGGAGATCCGCGGGCGAGTGGTACTGCCACCACGCGAGCTTGAACACGGTGCCGTCGACGTCGCCGGGGTGTTGCTGGTAGAGCGCGTTGAACACCGCTGTGCCGACGCTGCGTTTCGTCTTCGCCCACCGGGCCAGGGCCTCTTCCCTGGTCTCGTGCGTCTGCACGGACAGCATCGGTTCCCCGACGTCGCGCCCGAGAGCGTCACCGGGCTCCGCGATGGCGGGGAAGACGATGGTGCGCCAGTCGTCCTCGCGGTCTTTCAGGAGACGGCCGGACAGGTCGTCCTCGTGCCACCGGGTGGCGATCGACAGCACGATGCTGCCGTTCTGCCGCATGCGGGGCTTGACCACCGACCGCCACATCGACCAGACCTTTTCGCGCATCGTCTTGCTGTACGCGTCCGACATGTGCTTGATCGGGTCGTCGATGATCGCGACGCGTAGCCGGCGCCCGGACAGACCACCAGCGAGGCCACGCGCGAGGATGCCGCCGGCTCCCCCGACGGTCCACGCCTTGACGCCGCCCACGCTCTTCGTCGACCCGCGCTGGTCGTACTGCATCTTCACGTCGAGGCTGAATTTCTCCGCCAGGGACGCTTCCGCGCTGATGAGGCCGATTTCCCAGGTCGGCCGGTTCAGGGTGAGCCACAGCGGGAAGATGACGGACGCGATCTGCGACTTCCCGGAGCCCGGGGGCATGCTGATGATCAGGTTGGTGTCGAGCCCCTGGTCAGCTCGCTCGACGGCCTTGCCCAGGGCGGCCATCAGGGCATCGGTGTGCGGTCTGGCGATGTACGTCGGGCCGACGACGTCGCGTGCGAGATCTCCGAGACTCATGGCCGCTTGCCGGCACGCTTCCAGGCGCTTGACGAGCGCGACGCGTTCCATGGGCACGGAGTCGGCGTAGAGCCGGCGGACCTCGTCGTCTGTGAGGCCGCACAGAACGTCAGTCCCTGGGGGTGCCGGCGTCAGTGTCGTCATCGTCGTCGTCGCCGTCGCGCTCCGTGGCCCGCTCCGCCAGGATCGCGTTCAGCTTTTCGTCGAGCTGTGCGTTGGCGCCTTGCAGGGTGATTGCCTGCCCGGGGACGTGGCCGGTGCGGTCGAGGATGCTGTTGGCCGCGCGGACGCGGTCGGCGGCTTTTTCGCTCTCGTCGCTCACGATGGTGCCCAGTGCGCGCATGGCGTCTTGCACATAGTCGAACAGGCTGACGGTGGTGCGCTCGATGTGGCGTTGCGGGTGCTCGACGTGCCGGCCGCAGTAGTCGCCCACGGTGGCGACGTTCTCGCACTGGGCGCGGGCGTGCTGTCCCCCGTCGGTGATGTGCTTGCACTGGTGGTCTGCCGGGTTGGGCTGCTCTGGCAGGCTGTCGCTATCGGTCATCGGATTCACCCCATTTGTCGTCTACGGTCGTGCCCCTAACCGTCGCTTCCTAGCCATCCGGTGACGGCGCTTGCTGCCCACATCATGACGGCTGCCTCGACGGCGGTGTATGGGTGCGCGAGCCACCAGACGCCCCAGGTAAGCGCGGCGGCAAGCCAGAACCCCAGGCACCAGGGGCACGAGACGAGCGTGTCGAACCACTGGGCTACGGGGTGCGTCGACGCGCGTAGCCGGCCGTGGATGGGCTCTGTGATGCTGTCGATGGCGGCGAGACGCCAGAGCCGGAACGCTGCGAGGCCGATGAGCGCTGTCCAGACGATCAGCACGAGGGGGTCGGTGGTGGTCATCGTCGCCTTCCGATGGTGTTGACTGCGCGAGCTGGTGCGGGCTGTTCGGGGACGACGCGGTTGCCGGTCGGCGTCTTCAGCACGCGGTACCGCATGCGGCGCTTGCGTGCGCTGTACCGGGCATCGCTGGCCTTCGGGTTCCTGGTCTGCGCGTGGTCGGGCACTCCGGGGATCTCGAACGGGCTGTGCCCGGTCAGGCCGGCCTTGCGTAGGTGCGGCTCGATCGCTTTGGTGAACGTCGCTTCGTGGGACGACAGCCACGTGGTGGTGGCGGGTACGGCGTTCGCGGCGTAGAACTTCGGGTCGCGGAGCTGCGTGCCGCCCAGGTGTGCGAGGTTCCCGTACAGGGTGCGGACCTGCGGGGCGGCGATGCGCATGGCCTCCGCGGTGGCGAGCGCGCGGCGCATGTGACGCTTGTGCACGAGCAACGGGGTGTGGATGTCGTAGTTGTACAGCACGACGCCGGGCATCATGCGCTTCAGCTTCGCGTCGGTCTGGCGGAGCCCTTCGGCCCATTTGCTGTGCCACGCGGCGAACGCCGGCAGCACCTGGTCGTTCCGGCCGCGGTGGATGGGTGGCAGCTCGTCGATGGGGTGCATCAGGTAGAAGTCGTCATTCCACATGATCCACGGGTCGCTGATGTCGGGGTTCTCGCAGGCCCACCGGTAGTGAGCGCGGGTGGTGCGGTACTTCGGCGTCAGGGTGGGGCGCTTCACGGCGGTCAGGCGGGGGTGGTCGAGCCGGAGCCATGCCGGCCAGGATCCGACGATCCATATGTGGTGGTAGGGCAGGTTGCGTTCGATGGACCGTAGCGCGTAGCGCAGCTCGCGGTTGTCGCCGGGTCGGCATGGCAGAACGACGTCGGGTGCGTCGGCGCGGTACGGCATTGGTCCCCCTGTGTCCGGGTCGATGTGTCTGCATGGTAGGCGTGCGGGGGCGCTGTGGCGTGGATCTTCACGAGACACGATGTCGAGAACATTGCCGAACATGTTTGCGCCGGTCACGGTGTATATGTCAACATGGGTGTTCAGGTGTCCGGAGCCGAGACCGGACGGGATAAGGGGATGCAACCGTGATGTACAGCGCAGGGGCCGGCCTCGTGGCCCTGGTGTTCTTCGTGATGATGATTCGCAAGGGGCGCACCGACGGCCCGTGGGCCATCGCGCTCGTCTTGTGCTCGTTCATCATCGGAACGGCCCCGATCATCAGCGGCGTTCTGCCGGGCCTGATGAACTGGCTGGCCAACCTGATTTCGCAGGCCGTGTTCCACCAGGCGGTGGAGACGGGCGGGGTGTACTCCGGCGCCGTCATCATCATCTCTGTCGGGCTGCTCGCGTGGTGGCTGCGAGACGGCCACGTCAGCAAGGGTGAGAAATGGGGCCTGGTGATCTGCTCGTTCGTCGTCGGGTCGACGCCCCTGGTGACGTCGTGGTTCCCCACGGCGCTCAACGAAGTGTGGGCCATGATCCCTGTATGATCGGCGCGTCGAACCCTCGACGAGCAGCAAGACTCCATCTGGAAAGCCCCCACTGTGACGGTGGGGGCTTTCTGGTGTTCAGGGGCTGGTGTGGCGCACGGGTGGCTGCTCGACGACGCCCAGGATGGCGGAGCGCACGCGATCCTGCGGGTGGGGCACGTCCGCGTCTTCCTCGACCAGCTCGCGTGGGACCTGCACCGGCTCGCTGATGTGCACCACGCCATCCCGCACAGCGCCGGTTACTACCGTCGCCGTGTCGTCGAGCACGTCGACGCCGAACACGCGCTGCTCTGCCACGTGCGGTTCGTCGTCGTCGGGCATCGTCGAGCTGGTGCGCACGCCGGCCTGTTGCGCGAACGGCAGCCGGGCCTCTGACCCACTCCCCCGCGGGCTGAACTGCGCGACGGCGTCCCCGAGCTTGGCAGCGAAGTCGGGCGGCACGGGGACGGGAAGCGGTGGCGCCGGCGTGGCCGGCTGGGGCGTGGTGGCTGCGTCGTCGAGCCGGGTAACGCGCAGCTCGCCGGCGTCGTGGCCGGCGAGCGCCATGAGCACGCGCCGGTCGTCGGCCGTGATCTGGCTGGTGTCGATGTCGATGGTGATTCGCACGGGGTTCCTCTCGCTGGGGGCATGACTGCGCCCCCCTGGGGCTTCGGAACCAGGGGGGCGCAGTGTCGACGTTACAGGGCGGCGCGGACGCGGTGCCGGAGGCGCCGGCCGCGCGCGTCGTCGGTGAACAGGGCTGCCAGGATCTCGGCATCGGACGCGGCGAACCCGTCGGCCAGGCTGACCCGTGGGTCAGAGCTGGTGAACGTGTCGTCAGCGGCCCGGAGCATCTGCCAGTCGACGGCGGGGGCGGGCAGGTCGCGCAGGCGCGCGGCCTCGACGCGGCACAGTGCGCAGATGGGCTCACCGTCACGAGTGGTGCGGTCGGTGCGCTCCCCGTGGGGGCACGGGGCGTGGGTTCGGATCGTTGCCTGGCTCATGAGGATCACCTCCGGTCTCCGTCGCTCTCTCGTGTGTCGGTGTGTCTGGTCGGTCCCATTATCACGCCGGTTGGCCGAATTGACCACCCCTTACCCCCGCCGGGTATGTCAGTTTGGCGTTTCGGCCTCCGAGATCCACGCTGCCAGAACGGCGCTCACGAACTCTTCCATGGCCGCTGGAATGTTCCCCTCGAAGCCATAGATGATCTTGTCGTCGACCTCGTCGCCCCGGAAGTGACGGGCCAGTGCCGGCGTCAGGGAACGGTCGATCATCTGCGCCATGCGCAGTTCGCGCGACTTCGGGTGCTCTTCCAGGCGGTGCTTTGCCTTGAAGTCGTCGAGGGTTGCGTCTTCAGCCGGCGTGAGGGTGTCCGTGTCGATTGCGTGGCCTTCGGTGATGAGCAGAACGCCGCGGACGTTTCCCGGGTCGACGGTGAGCTGAAGCGAGACCAGGCCGTACTGAATGGCCGCGGCCATACTGCGCAGCACGTGCGCGGGGTGTGCTTCCAGCCACATCGATTCGGGCACCGGGACGTGGATGCACTGCGGTTCACCGTCGTCGACGACGGCGATGAGCCCCAGCATCGGCGTCACATCCCACATGTCCGTGTCGCGGGCGAGTTCGAGCGTGCGCAGCGCTGCACGACGCACGGCGTCGTCGATGAGCTTCGTGGGCGTCGGCGGCTTCGTCATCGGTTCACCTCGACGGGGGTACCGAGCACGGTGGGGA